ACCAGTACTACGTTGTTGGTTATAAGGGTTCTTCACCTTATGATGCAGGTCTCTTCTACTGCCCATATGTACCTCTCCAGATGGTACGTGCAGTTGGTGAGAACAGCTTCCAGCCAAAAATCGGATTCAAGACTCGTTATGGCATTGTTGCTAACCCATTTGCGGAAGGCACTAGTGCTGGTCTTGGCCGTCTTGAAGCAAACAGCAACCGTTACTACAGAAGAGTACGTGTTGACAACCTAATGTGATTCATCACTAAGGAAATTAAGGGGGTCTTCGGACCCTCTTTTTTTATGCAAATAAATAATTAAAGATAATTTTGAGATTAAAAGTGGAGACTTTATTACCATTACAAAGGCAGTTAAGTAATAGAAATTTTCTAACTACTACTGGATTTAAATTTACATTAGCAAAAAGTCCGAAAGTCGATTTCTTCTCAAATACTGCACTCATTCCATCAATAAATTTGGGTGTTGCTCAACAATCAACTTATTTAAAGGATATTCCAATTCCTGGAGATAAATTAACCTACGATGATTTCTCCTTGGATTTCATTGTTGATGAGAACATGGAGAATTATTTACTTGTCCACAATTGGTTAAGGGGATTTGGATACCCAGAATCATTTGAGGAGTATCAAAGACTTTTAAACGAAGATTCCTTAAATCCAGGAAAACAAACTGCATTTTCTGGACAGTCCGATGGAACATTGGTTGTATATAATAGCAATTTTAGACCAGTTGCATCGGTAAAATTTGAAGGACTTTTTCCAGTATCTCTTTCAACAATTGGATTTGACGCAAAGGATTCAAATTCCAATTACATTACAGCACAAGTAACATTCAAATATACAATATATAATATTACAAAAATTGAACTATGAATATTGATGAAATTCAATCGTTATGGGAACAAGATTCAAAATTAGATCCAGACAATCTACATTCAGAATCTATAAAAATTCCATCATTACATGCAAAATATTATAAAATATATAACAATATTCTTCTTCTTAAAAAAATAGAGGAGAATAAATTTAAAATTTTAAGAAAAGAAAAATGGATGTATTACTCTGGAAAAGCAGACCCAGAAGTATACAAGGAAAAACCATTTGACCACAAGGTATTGAAACCAGATATAGATAAGTATATGGATGCTGATGAAGAAATTATGAAGACTTCATCAAAAATTGAATATTTTCAGACTATGTTAAATTATTTGGATAGTATTTTAAAGACAATTTTAAATAGAACTTACCAAATAAAAAATGCAATTGAATTCATGAGATTTACTGCTGGATATGACTGATATTAAAATACGAAAAAAGAATGAAGTATACTTAACTGTTACTGCTGATCCCCATATTCAGCATGAACTTAGTGATTATTTTACTTTTGATGTTCCAGGGGCAAAGTTCATGCCTCAATATAGAAGTAAATATTGGGATGGAAAAATTCGTTTATTTTCAATTGCTACTGGAGAAATTTATGTAGGTCTTTTGGATAAGGTAATTTCTTGGGCAAAGAAATCAAATTATTCAATTGAATTTGAAAATAATAAATTTTATGGGACTCCATTTGAAGAAAATGAACATGTCTCCCATGAAGGAATTAAAGATTATATGACTCGAATCTCTAAACACAAACCTAGGGATTATCAAATTGATGCTGTTTATGATGCACTTAGATACAATCGTAAACTTTTAATTTCACCAACTGCATCGGGAAAGTCTTTGATGATTTACTCGATTGTTAGATATTTTGCAGAAAGAGATCAAAAGATTCTTCTAGTGGTCCCCACAACCTCCTTGGTCGAACAAATGTTCAAAGACTTTCAAGACTATGGATGGAATGCTGAGGACTTCTGCCATCGTATCTATAGTGGTCGTGAAAAGACAAACGAACACCCAGTAGTGATTACTACATGGCAATCAATTTATAAACTACCAAGAACATTCTATGAACATTTTGATGTTGTAATTGGTGACGAGGCACATCAATTTAAATCTAAATCATTAATTGGTATTATGGGTAAGTTGGATAATACAAAATATAGATTTGGATTTACTGGAACATTGGATGGTTCACAGACGCATAAATGGGTTTTGGAAGGTCTTTTTGGTCCATCATATAAGGTAACTCAAACTAAAGAACTAATAGAAAAAGGACATCTATCTAAACTACAAATAAAAGTTCTTCTATTAAAACATAGTGAGCATCAATTTAATGAATACGAAGAAGAAATTCAGTATATAATTGGACATGAGAAAAGAAATAAATTTATAAAAAATTTAGCACTAGATTTAAAAGGCAATACTCTTGTGCTTTTTAATCGAGTAGAAACTCATGGAGTACCAATTTACAACCTGATAAATAATTCTGCTTCAAAAGATAGAAAAATATTCTTTGTTTATGGTGGAGTTGATGCAGAAGAACGAGAAAAAGTAAGAGAGATTACAGAAAAAGAAAATAATGCAATTATCGTTGCCTCTTACGGAACATTTTCAACAGGAGTAAATATTAAAAATTTACACAATGTTATTTTTGCTTCACCATCAAAATCAAGAATCAGAAATCTCCAATCCATTGGAAGAGTATTAAGGAAAGGAGATAATAAATCAAAAGCAATTCTTTATGACATTGCAGATGATATTACGTATAGGTCTAAAAAAAATTATACGTTAAATCATTTGATTGAGAGAATTAAAATTTACAACGAAGAGAATTTTAATTATGAAGTATTACAAATTAATTTTAAAGAATAATTTTAACTATGGAAGAAGAATTTTATGCAGTAATTAAATTAATATCTGGAGAAGAAATATTCTCAAAGGTTTGTCCTTGTGAGGAAGATGAACGTACACTGTTAATTTTGGATAATCCAGTTACAATTGAAACTATTAATTTAAAGCAATTTGGATTAACTGGAGTAAAGGTAAATCCATGGATTAAATTTACTGATGATTCAATGTTTATTATTAATATGGACAAAGTATTAACAATGTCTGAAGTAACAGATGAGGATATGCTTAAAATGTATAGTAAGTATATTAGAAATAAAAATAAAGAATCTAAAGTAAATAAACCAACAGCAAACATGGGATATCTATCCTCAATTGCAGATGCAAGGATTTACCTAGAGAAATTATATAAACTAGAAAATTAGTTCTATTATAGTCTTGAACCTCCACAGAGTTATTTTACACAGAAAGCATAACCCTTGTCAACTCTCTAGTATTAGTGTTATAATTTAAACCATAAACAAAAATTAAACTAATCAATAATGAGTAAGGAAAGAAAAAATCCCCATTACGTCAATAACAAAGAATTTCACCTTGCTCTTATTGAGCATAAAAAGAAAGTTGACGTTGCAAAGAAAAAAGGTTTACCACCACCAAGGATTTCAAATTATCTTGGGGATTGTTTTTTGAAAATTGCAAATCACTTATCATATCGTCCTAATTTTGTAAACTATATGTTTAGAGAAGATATGATAAGTGATGGAGTTGAAAACTGTGTTCATTATATAAACAATTTTGATGTAGAGAGAACAAATCCATTTGCATATTTTACTCAGATTGTTTACTATGCATTTCTGAGAAGAATTCATAAAGAAAAGAAGCAAATGGAGATCAAGGAAAAAATCATTGAAAGAAGCGGTTATGACCAAGTTTTTTCAGTTGATGGTGACAGAACCAATAGTTCGGAGTACAATAGCATTAAGGACAATATTCAAATTAAACTATATCAATGAAGATTGCTTTAATTACTGATACTCATTATAACTTCAAAAAAGCAAATAAAAATTTTCATGATTATTTTGCAAAATTTTATAAAGAAATTTTCTTTCCTTACTTAAAAGAAAATAATATAAAAACCGTAATCCATTTAGGTGATGCCTTTGATAATCGTAAAGGGGTAGATTATTGGGCACTTAAATGGGCAAAAGAAAACGTATATGATAATTTTTTAAAATTGGGAATAAGTGTTTATAGTATAGTGGGAAATCATGATACTTACTATAAAAATACAAACCAAGTAAACTCTATTGACATTTTATTGGATAGTTATAGTAATGTTATAAAAATATCCAGTCCAAAAGAAATAACTATTGATGGGTTGGATATGTTATTACTTCCTTGGATTTGTCCAGAAAATCAAGAAAGTATCTTTAATTTATTAGAAACAACAGAATCTAAAGTTGTATTTGGACACTTGGAGTTGTGTGGGTTCTCTGTTTTTCCTGGACAACTACAACCACATGGGATGGATAAAAAAATATTTAACAAATTTGATAAGGTGTTTTCTGGACATTATCACACTAAAAGTGATGATGGAAAAATATTTTATATAGGAAATCCTTATCAGATGTTTTGGAATGACTATAATGATAAAAGGGGATTTAATATCTTTGATACGGAAACTCTCGATTTAAACTTTATAGAAAATCCTCATACTATTTTTGAAAAAATATACTATGAAGATACAAACATTAATTCAATTGATAAAAATCTTCTAAAAGATAAAATTATTAAATTAATTGTTAGGAAAAAAACAAACCAGAAAAAGTTCGATTTGTTTTTAGATGAATTGTCAAAAGTTTCATTTATTGAATTAAAGGTATCTGAAATTTTAGATATTGATGATTCAAATTATCAGTGCTCAGAGTTGGATGTAGAGGATACTATGTCTATTTTGACAAGTTATATTGAGGATTCGGAGTTTAATTTAGATAAAAATTTGGCAAAAAGAATTATTAAAGATGTTTATATGGAGGCATTGGAAGTGGAATAATAATTAATAAATACATAAAAACCATCATTGCCATGAGATGTACATATTAACAATAGAGGGGCAAGAAGATGAAGGAGCATATGCTGTCCTTGATGAATCTGGAGAACAAGTAGTATACTTTTTTGAAGAAGAAGATGACGCAGAGAGATATGCTGGACTTTTAGAAGCAGAAGATTATCCACCAATGTCTGTAGTAGAGGTTGATGGTGATCTAGCAGTTAGAACTTGTGAACTGCATGATTATAATTATGTTATAATTACCAATAATGACTTTGTAATTCCTCCCAGAACAAATGATTATCTTCGACAAAATCAGATTCCGTAATTTTTTATCGACAGGAAATAATTTTACAGAAATAAATTTTAAAGAAACATCTACAACACTAATAATTGGAACAAATGGAAGTGGAAAATCTACACTACTTGATGCACTATGCTTTGTTCTTTTCAATAAAGCTTTTAGAAAAATTACAAAAAATCAGTTGATTAACTCAACAAATGAAAAAGATTGTTTAGTTGAGATTGAGTTTGAAGCACAAAAGTCAAATTGGATGGTTCGCAGAGGAATAAAACCAGCATTATTTGAAATTTATAAAGATGGTAAACTTGTAGATCAATTGGCATCAAATAATGACCAGCAAGATTGGTTAGAGAAACAAGTTTTAAAATTAAATTATAAATCGTTTACTCAAATTGTAATATTGGGAAGTGCATCTTTTGTTCCCTTTATGCAATTATCAACTGCTAACAGAAGAGAAATTGTTGAAGACTTGCTTGATATAAAAATATTTTCAGCAATGAATTCAATTGTAAAAGAGAAAATAAAAACAACTTCGGAAAAAATAAAAGAAATTGCATTTAAGCACCAAAATACTGGTGAAAAAATTGAAATGCAAAAAAAGTTTATAGAGAGTATAGAAAGGGATATTGAAAATCAAATAGAAGAGAAGGAAAATAAAATAAAAGAACTTGAATTAAAGGTAAAAGAAATTGAGATAGAAAATAATACAAAACAAAATTTAATTGAGACCAATCTTCAACCAGAGATTGAGGAACTTTCCTCATGCATTAAAAAAATAAAACAACTAACATCACTTAAAATAAAAATACAAGAAAAAGTTAGCACACACTCTGAGCAAAAAGAGTTTTTTGAAAATAGTTCGGAATGCCCTACTTGCACACAAAAGATAGAAGATAACTTTCGATTAAATAAGATTGAAGAGTTTAGAGAAAAATTAGATGAATTAGAAGTTGGATTTGTAGAACTGGAAAAATCGATTTCTCAAGAAGAAAAAAGAGAAGAACGATTTTCTGAACTTTCTAAGAAAATTCTAAACATAAACAATGAAGTATCTAACAACAACACTAAAATTTCTCAATTTAATAAGCAAACAAGAGAACTTCAGCAAGAAATTCAAAAACTTAACACACGAAACAAAAATAAAAATACTGAAAGAAATGTGTTAAAGGAATTGAAGAATTCTTTTTCTAAACTTGAAGAAGATAGAGCAAAGTATAAAGAAATTAATTCTTACTATGAATTTGTTCAAGGTTTATTGAAAGATGGTGGGGTAAAAGCAAAAATTATTAAAAAATACCTCCCAATCATGAATCAACAAATTAATAAGTATCTCCAGATGATGGACTTTTATATTAATTTTTCCCTAGACGAAGAATTTTCTGAAAGTATTAAATCTCCAATACATGAAGAATTTAGTTATGAATCTTTCAGTGAGGGTGAAAAAATGAGAATTAATCTTGCACTACTGTTTACTTGGAGAGAAATTGCTAGAATTAAAAATTCTATAAGAACAAACTTGTTGATACTTGATGAAGTTTTTGATAGTTCTTTGGATAGTACAGGAATTGAATACTTTACTAAAATTATAAGATATGTCATCACAGATTCTAATATTTTAGTAATATCACATAAAACCGATGAGATGATAGATTTGTTTGATCGAGTTTTAAAAGTCGAGAAGGTGAAAGGATTTAGCAAGATTGTGTCTTGACTCCTTCTTGAAATCTGTTATACTGATTTGGAGTGAATCTTTTATTATGGACGATAAAAATTTTACAACGTACAACATTAACCTTAATAATCCTCCTGCTGCCCAAGTAGTAAACCAAAACCCAGATGTAATTACTTTTAGTGGTGATACTGTTGTGGGGGCAAAGGGAGGTGATACAATCTATCCAGCAGACCATCCTAGTCAACAATTTTGGTATGAAGACGGATTTAGTCTTGTTGGAAACCCTGGACCATATTCTTCTGATACAATTAGTTTTAATACAGTTAATAGCATGAGTGAGCAAAACAACAAAAATGGATTCTGGAAATATGAAGAAGATAAAACCCTTAAAGAAGTAGAGCAATATCTTTCAAGTACTTATCATTCCCATTACACTTCTGAGCAGTCCAAAACCCAGACTTTGGATTTGATTGAGAGTATTGGTGATGCGGAAGCATTTACCCGTTCAAATGCAATTAAATACCTTTCTCGTTTTGGTAAGAAGAATGGTAAATCCAAGATGGACATTTTGAAGGCAATACATTATTGTATTCTCCTGTATCATTTCTCTGGTCTCCACAAAAAACCTAATTCTGATTTTCCTTATTGATTATGAAACTTTCCTCTGAAACTATTAACGTACTTAAAAACTTTGCTTCTATTAACCAATCGATTTTGGTAAAATCTGGTTCTAAACTTAGAACTATTTCTGTAATGAAAAATATTCTAGCAGAAGCAACTGTCAATGAAACTTTCCCAAAAGATTTTGCAATTTATGATCTCAATCAATTTCTGAATGGATTGGGTCTTCACCAAGACCCAGATTTGAATTTTGAAAATAATTCATACATTGTAATCAGTGAGGGAAAAAGAAAAGTAAAATATTTCTTTGCAGACCCTGAAGTTATTGTAACTCCACCTGAAAAAGAACTAGAACTTCCAACTCAAGATGTTTGTTTCCAACTGGAGCACTCTCAATTGGATAAACTCATCAAAGCAGCAGCAGTGTACCAACTTCCTGACCTTTCTGCTGTTGGTGAAGATGGAGTTATTCGTTTGCTAGTTCGAGATAAGAAAAATGATACATCTAATGAATTCTCTATTGATGTTGGAGAAACGAAAAATAATTTCGTATTTAATTTTAAGGTAGAAAATATTAAAATTATTCCAGGAACATATGATGTAGTTGTTTCTAAAAAATTACTCTCTAAGTTTACTAATGAAAGGTATAATCTTAATTACTATATTGCGTTAGAACCAGATTCTTCTTTTGAATGAGATATAAAGTTAAATATAAACTTCCAGGTGATAACCGATACCTGGAAGTAATTGTTGATGCAGATAGTCAATCACAGGCAAAACATATTGCCCAAGCTCAGATTCCTTCTGCTATTATTATTGGTGGACCTCAACCTATTTCTTAATTATGCGTGGTGATTTTTTGTGGGTCGAAAAGTATCGACCCAAGACAATTGAAGAGTGTATTCTCCCAGAGAATATTAAGAAAACCTTTAGTGACTTTCTAAATAAGGGAGAAGTGCCAAATTTGCTTCTTACAGGTCCTGCTGGTTGTGGAAAAACAACAGTAGCAAAGGCACTTTGTAATGAATTGGGAGCTGATTTTTATGTCATCAATGGATCCGACGAAGGTAGATTCCTCGATACTGTCAGAAACAATGCGAAGAACTTCGCTTCGACCGTCTCACTTTCGTCAACTGCTAAACACAAAGTCATCATCATTGATGAGGCAGATAATACGACCGCAGATGTACAACTCCTCTTACGGGCGTCTATTGAGGAATTTAGTGGAAACTGCAGATTTATCTTTACCTGCAACTACAAAAACAAAATCATTGAACCACTCCATTCCCGTTGTGCCGTTGTGGAGTTTTCCATTCAAGGAAGACAACGACCACAAATTGCAGGACAATTCTTTAAAAGACTACAGCAAGTACTTGAACTGGAACAAATCAAGTACGATCCAAAAGTCCTTGCAGAACTCATTAATAAACACTTCCCAGACTGGAGAAGGGTCCTTAACGAGTGCCAACGATATTCGGTGGGTGGTGAAATTGACACGGGGATTCTTGCGTCTTTTGGGGAGGTAAAGACAGATGACCTTATTAAACATCTTAAGGAAAAAAACTTTTCTGAGGTACGTAAGTGGGTCGTTAGTAATTTGGACAATGATTCTGGGGTACTTTTGCGTCGTGTTTACGATGCTTGTTATGAAACCCTTGATGGTCCTTCTATTGCTGCTGCCGTCCTCATTGTTGCTAAGTATCAGTATCAAGCAGCATTTGTGGCAGACCAAGAAATAAACCTGCTGGCAGCACTCACAGAAATTATGGTGGAGTGCAAGTTTAAATGAGTATCGATTTGAAGGACTGGTTGAGCAGTATTAACCAAACAAAAGATAATATTTTAGATGAAGATCTTTCTTTGGAGAAGGAATATCCTCCATATATTATTAACAAATGCTTGTCTGGGCATATTGATTGCATAATGTATGCAAATGAAATGAATATAAATCATAGACTGAACAAGAAACTTCAATATGATTTTTATATAAATATAATCAGAATCAAGAAGAGATATTCTCCTTGGGTCAAAAAAGAGAAAATCAAAGATATTGAATATGTCAAATCTTACTATGGATATAGTAATGAAAAGGCAGAGCAAGCTTTGAAAATTCTTAGTAAAGAACAAATTAATTTTATTAAACAAAAACTTGATGTTGGAGGAAAAAAATGAGTGTCGTGCAGGAGCCCGAAGTGAAGTGGTCTTCGGACCAAATGGTGGAAGTTATTCTTAATGAACCTGATGACTTTTTGAAAGTTCGTGAGACTTTGACCCGTATTGGAGTAGCATCTCGCAAAGAAAAGAAAATCTATCAGTCTTGTCATATTCTTCATAAGCAAGGTAAGTATTATCTTGTTCATTTTAAAGAACTATTTGCTTTGGATGGTAAACCAGCAAATTTGACTGTGAATGATGTTCAAAGAAGGAACAGAATTACGCAGTTATTGGCAGATTGGGGATTGATTACTGTAGTTGATGTTAGTAAAATCTCTGATATTGCACCATTGAATCAAATTAAAGTTTTATCTTTTAAAGATAAAGGTGATTGGATTTTGGAAACAAAATATAATATTGGTGCAAAGAAAAAGAGAGGGGAAGAAGAAACCGAATAATTTTTTAGGGAGGTCCGAACCTCCCTTTTTTATGCTTTTGCGATATATAATTGTGGGATGCCGAATGGGTCCACAAAACACAAACTCGCTTTTAAAGGAGCTACTATAATGACTAACCTTGCAACATCACGGTTTACTGCTGCGGATCTTCCTGCCTTGATGGAAAGAATTACCCGCAATAGCATTGGAATGGATGAATATTTTGATCGTCTGTTTCATCTTCATGAAACAACTTCTAACTATCCCCCATATAACCTTGTTCAAGTAAGCAATGTAGAATCAAGACTTGAACTTGCACTTGCTGGATTTAAAAAGGAGGAAGTCCATGTATACACAGAGTATGGAAAACTTTTTATCGAAGGGCAAAAGGAAGATAGGGAGTCTGATACCCAATACGTCCATAAGGGATTGGCTCAAAGAAGTTTCAAGAGAGCATGGACACTATCAGACGACACGGAAGTACGAGAGGTTGCATTCGAAGATGGATTGTTAATGATTAAACTTGGTAAAATAGTTCCAGAGCATCATACACGTAAAGACTACTTATAAATAATATTGAATATCGTCGGCGCAGGGGAACAACTGGCAAAATCCAGTTGACTTCCCCCTTTTTTCTTGCTATAATTTTTTGAGGTACTTGACAAATATGACTATTAAACTTGCTGTACTTAAATCTGGTGAAGATGTAGTAGCAGATATTAAGGAATTAGTTGATGACGAAGGGAATTTAATTTCTTTAATTTTTTCAAATCCAGTTGTTGTTAAATTGATTTCCCCACAAACTCTACTTGAGAATGAAAAGGAGCATGAGTATAAAATTGCCTTTTATCCTTGGATGCCTTTATCTTTTGATACAAATATTCCAGTAAAAAAGGACTGGATTGTGACTATAGTGGAACCAGTAGAAATGGTAAAAAAATCTTATGAGGAACGAATGAATGGAAACGAACAAAACAATAATGTTAATTCTCTTAATGAACAATACATTCCTGATATCTGAAATTGAAGAACTAGTTGTGGACTTGGGACAACCAGATTGTAAACTTACAAATCCCTTTGTTGTGTCTGAAGGTGAAAAATTATCTCCATGGATAGGAGACTATACAGATGCCGACCAATTGATGATTAGTTCGGATAAGATTCTGACACTAATTGAACCTAAACAAACTTTGCTTGACGAATATTTAGAACTTACACAATGAGATTTTACACCAACGTCTATGAAAAATTTAATAAAATGTTGGTCCGTGGTTATGACAACGGTGAATACTTTCAAATAGAAGAAGATTATCAACCTACTTTATTTGTACCTTCAAAGAAAAAAACAAAATATAGAACGTTGGATGGATATCCAGTAGAACCTATTCAACCTGGAAAAATTTCAGAGTGTAGAGAATTTCTAGAAAAATATTCTAAGGTTGAGGGATTTGTTGTCTATGGCAATGACAACTATAAAGCACAGTATATTTCTGACAAATATCCAGAAGAAGAAATAAAATTTGATATTTCAAAAATCAGATTATTTACAATTGACATCGAGGTTTCTGCTGAAAGTGGATTCCCAAATGTCTTTGATTGTGCGGAAGAAATTCTTACAATTACCCTTCAGAACTATGCAACAAAGCAGATTATCTGTTTTGCAAATTCTAGAGAGTATAATAATACTCGCAAAGACCTTGCATATGTAAAGTGTTCTGATGAAATTGATTTGATTCACCGATTCCTTGCATTCTGGCAACAGAATACTCCAGATGCTATTACTGGATGGAACTGTGAGTTGTATGATATCCCATATATTGCTGGACGTATTGAACGGATTCTTGGAGATAAGGAAGCACGTCGTCTTTCTCCTTGGGGTAATATCCGCAGGAAAGAACTTGTGATTCAGGGAAGAGAACAAATCTCTTACGAAATTGCGGGGGTTTCTGTGATTGACTATCTTGATTTGTATAAAAAGTTTACTTATACAAATCAAGAGTCATATCGTCTTGACCATATTGCAAATGTGGAACTGGGACAGAAAAAACTAGACCACTCTGAGTTTGAAACCTTTAAGGATTTTTATACGAAAGACTGGCAAAAGTTTGTAGACTACAACATCAAAGACGTTGAACTTGTTGACCAATTGGAAGACAAGATGAAACTTATTGAGTTATGCCTTACTATGGCATACGATGCTAAGGTTAATTATAATGATGTGTTTTTTCAGGTAAGAACTTGGGATGCCATCATTTATAATTATCTTAAGAAACGCAACATTGTTATTCCTCCAAAAGATAAATCATCAAAAGATGAAAAATATGCGGGGGCATATGTTAAGGAACCGATTCCTGGGATATATGATTGGGTGGTCAGTTTTGACCTTAATTCTCTGTATCCCCATCTTATTATGCAGTACAATATTTCTCCAGAGACACTCCTCAACGAGAAACATCCACAAGCAACTGTTGATAGAATCCTTGAAGAACAAATAAATTTTGAACTGTATAAAGATTATGCAGTCTGTGCTAACGGTGCAATGTATCGTAAGGATGTGAAAGGATTTCTTCCAGAGTTAATGGAAAAAATGTATGGGGACCGAGTTATCTTCAAAAAGAAGATGATTGAGGCAAAGAAAGAATATCAGAAGACTCCAACCAAAGAATTGGAAAAAGAGATTGCTCGTTGCAATAATATTCAGATGGCAAAGAAGATTTCTCTGAACTCTGCTTATGGTGCCATCGGAAACCAATACTTTAGATACTATAAACTAGCAAATGCTGAGGCAATTACTTTGTCTGGGCAAGTCTCAATTCGTTGGATTGAGGGTAAGATGAACAAGTATCTAAATAAGGTGTTGAAAACTGAAAACGTAGATTATGTCATTGCTTCTGATACTGATTCCATTTATCTTAATATGGGTCCTTTGGTTAAATGTGTATACAAGGGAAGAGAGGAGACTCGTGAGAAAGTTGTCTCGTTCCTTGACAAGTTGTGTAAAATGGAACTTGAGCCTTATATTGAAAGTGCTTATCAAGAATTGGCGGACTATGTGAATGCTTATGAGCAAAAGATGCAGATGAAACGGGAGAACATTGCTGACCGTGGAATCTGGACTGCCAAGAAACGATACATTCTTAATGTTTGGGATAGTGAAGGTGTTCGATACGAACAACCAAAATTAAAGATTATGGGACTGGAAGCAGTTAAGTCTTCTACTCCTGCTCCTTGTCGTCAGATGATTAAGGATGCTCTCAAAATTATTATGACTAAGACTGAAGATGATATGATTGATTATATTGAACAGTCTCGGAGAGAGTTTACTAATCGTTCTGTGGAAGAAATATCATTTCCAAGAACTGTTTCTGATGTGGTAAAGCATAAAGCACACGCAACAATTTACGGAAAGGGAACTCCCATTCACGTTCGTGGTGCTCTTCTGTATAATCATTTTATTAAGGAAAAGAAACTTGATAAAAAGTATGCAGCAATTCAGAATGGTGAAAAAATTAAATTTTGTTATCTAAAACTTCCCAATCCAATCCGAGAGAATGTAATTTCTTACATTCAAGAGTTCCCCAAAGAACTGGGATTGGACAAATACATCGACTATGAACTACAATTCAACAAAGCATTCTTGGAACCTATGAGGGTTATCCTTGATGCAATTGGTTGGAAAGTCGAAAAAACAATTACTCTAGAATCATTTTTTGCCTGATGGATTTGCCTATTAACGACGAAGAACTGAATACAATTGTAAGAGCAATGTCTCTTGGTGGAGACACTGCACTATATCAAAAACTTAAACTTGTGAAGGAACTAAAAGAACAGGGACTTCCTTATAAAAAAATCTTACGTGAAGAATATGGGATGGTAGCTTGATGGATTTTCTTAAAGATATTGTAAAAGAAATTGGAGGCGAATACACTCAACTTGCCTCTGATATTGATGAAACAGAGACTTATGTTGACACGGGTTCATTCATTTTTAATGCACTGGTTTCAGGTAGTGTACTTGGTGGTGTATCTGGGAATAAGATTACTGCTATTGCTGGAGAGTCTAGTACTGGAAAGACTTTCTTTTCTCTCGCTGTGGTTAAGAATTTCCTTGATAATAATCCCGATGGTTATTGCCTCTACTTTGATACTGAGGCTGCTATAACTAAATCCCTTCTTGCAAGTAGGGGTCTTGATACCAGTAGAGTAGTTGTTGTAAACGTGGTGACTATTGAGGAGTTCCGTTCAAAGGCACTTCGATCGGTAGATTTGTATCTCAAAAAGAAAGAGGGTGAACGTAAACCTTGTATGTTTGTTCTTGATTCTCTTGGTATGCTTTCTACAGAAAAGGAAATTCAAGATGCTTTGGATGACAAGCAAGTTCGTGATATGACTAAATCCCAACTTGTCAAAGGTGCCTTTAGGATGCTAACCTTGAAATTGGGGCAGGCAAAGATTCCAATGATTGTTACTAATCATACTTATGATGTTGTTGGTTCCTATGTTCCAATGAAAGAAATGAGTGGGGGTTCTGGTCTTAAGTACGCAGCATCCACCATCATCTATCTTTCTAAGAAAAAAGAAAAGGATGGAACAGAAGTAGTTGGCAATATCATTAAAGCAACTACCCACAAGTCTCGTTTGAGTAAAGAGAATAAAACTGTAGAAGTTCGTCTTTACTATGATGAACGTGGACTTGATAAGTATTATGGTCTTCTTGACCTTGCTGAGAAGTATGGTATATTTGAAAAGTCTGGTACTAGGTATCAAGTTCCTGATGGAACTTCTCAATATGGTAAGACCATTATGGAGAATCCAGAGAAATATTTTACTGGTGAAGTAATGCAAGCACTTGATGAGGCAGCAAAGAAAGAGTTTTCATACGGAGGTTAATGGAAAAAGTCGAAACTACTATTCTTAGGAATCTTCTTTTCAACAATGACTATTGTAGAAAAGTTCTTCCTTTTATTAAAAATGAATATTTTGAAAACTTGCATGAGAAAGTAGTTTTTGAGGAGATTTGTAAGTTTATTGTTGCTTACGAAAAACTTGCAACCAAAGAAGTTGTCCTTATTGAAACTGAAAAACGTACTGATATTACCGAAGACACATACAAAACTATTTGTGAGTATGTGTCTAAGTTGGATAATAATGATGTTGACTACAAGTGGTTGGTAGATACTACTGAGAAATGGTGTAGAGACCGTGCTATATACCTTGCACTTATGGAATCTATTAAGATTGCAGATGGTCAAGATGAAAAGAAAAATCGAGATGCAATTCCAAGTATTCTATCGGATGCTCTAGCAGTCTCTTTCGATAATAACATTGGACACGATTATTTTAAGGACTCGGAAAAACGATATGAGTTCTACCACCAACGTGAGGACAAAATTCCTTTCGATTTGGAATTCTTCAACAAAGTTACAAAAGGTGGACTTCCTAATAAAACTCTCAATATTGCTCTTGCAGGCACTGGTGTGGGTAAGTCCCTCTTTATGTGTCACGTTGCTGCTTCTGTTCTGCTTCAAGGTAAGAATGTATTGTATATTACTTTGGAGATGGCTGAAGAGAGGATTGCGGAACGTATTGACTCAAATCTTTTGAACGTGAATATTCAAGATATCCAATCACTTCCTAAAGTGATGTTTGAATCTAAAGTGAATAATATTAGTAAAAAAAGTCAAGGAACTCTTATTATTAAAGAGTATCCAACTGCTTCCGCACACGCAGGACACTTCCGAGCACTTTTGAATGAGTTGTCACTTAAAAAATCATTTAAACCTGATATTATCTTTGTTGATTATTTGAATATTTGTGCTTCTTCTAGGCATAAGGCAAATAGTTCCATCAATTCATATACTTATATTAAAGCAATTGCTGAAGAACTTCGTGGATTAGCAGTTGAAACTAACGTACCAATTGTCTCTGCCACTCAAACTACTCGTTCTGGTTACGGAAATTCTGATGTTGAGCTTACTGATACTTCTGAAAGTTTTGGGTTGCCTGCTACTGCTGATCTTATGTTTGCTCTTATCTCGACAGAAGAATTAGAGCAACTTGGTCAGATTATGGTGAAGCAATTAAAGAACAGATATAATGACCCAACAATGAATAAAAGATTTGTTGTTGGGATTGATAGGGCAAAGATGCGTCTTTACGACGTTGAGCAAAGTGCTCAAAAAGATATACTTGACTCTGGACAAGAAGAAGAGTATAGTAATGATGAAGAAAAAACAAGTAAATTTTCTGGATTTAAATTTTAAATATGACGAAACAAGTTGATTTTGCTAAGTATCAAGAATTTGTAGATGCAGTAACCTCTGATGCTTCCAGGGAGTTTGTTTCTTTGGCAGACCGAATGGTTGAGTTAGATGAAAAGGGTGCTAATATTGAACGTCTTCTAACTGCTGGTGTTGGAATTAATGCAGAAGGGGGAGAGTTCCTTGAAATTATCAAGAAGATGATTTTCCAAGGTAAACCTTGGAATGCAGATAATAAAGAACATCTTTTGCTTGAACTGGGTGATTTGATGTGGTATGTTGCTCAAGCTTGTATGGCACTTGAAGTTTCTTTTGATGAAGTAATTGCTCGCAATGTGAAAAAATTGGAGAAACGTTATCCTGGTGGTGCATTTGATGTGTACTATTCTGAAAATCGTGAGGAGGGAGACCTGTGAGTAAAGTAAAACTCGAAATGAATGTCCGTTCTGCTGCTGCAGTTCGACAAGTACTATTTGAATCACAGAAAGGATATACTAACGATGTTAATACAGTTCCTCCTCGTATTTTTAATATTCGTGAAGTGATTACTGACCTGGATGATGCAATTGGTCAGGTGGTAGATAAGGCAGAATAACATTAATCCCCATTTCTAAATAAAAGAAAATGGGGATTTTTCATGTCTGGCAATAGGTCTGCTCAAGAAACTAATATTTTGAGAGAAGTTAAAAAGTTTATTTCTACAACTGGAGGTCCAATTTCCATAAAAGGAAAAAATGGATTTCAAATTAAAGATGTTTCTGATATTATGGAAGATCCATTGGGAGACAGATCCGCAGCAGATTTAATAGTCTCAACTTCTTCAGGTAGTAGTTACAAAATTTCTTGCAAGCAGCATAATCCTATTAACTTTGCTGGTGCTGGATTAAAAAGTTTTGTAGATGATATAGAAATGAAATCGTGGATGAATAAAGCATTGAGAAAAGTTGCAGAACAACTTAATGCTTATTATACTCCACAAAAAAATAAAATTATGGATAAAATTGGAGACTATTTAATTAAAGATATTCAAAAAAATTCAATTAATTCTCCCTTAGATAATACAACTAAGGACAATATAAAAGCAGAATATGATAAATTAAAATCTATAATAATTCCAGATATTTACATTAAAATACCTGATTCTATGAGACTTAATATATTTACTGCTTCAAATGTTGGAGGTCCTATAAATTATTATATTTTGAATGGAACTGCTAATTCTATGTCAAAAGATACAACTTCTAAAATCATAACAATAAATGATTGTGATATTTTAAGTACATCCAATATGGTTAATTCTGGTGAAACTTTATATTTGGTTATTAGAAAAAGAAGAGCAGATCAATTTTTTTCGTTATGGGATTCAAGAGGAAATGCTCTTAGGACAAAAGACGGATTTCTTAGAATATTCTCTAAATCTTTATCAAAAGGTGATATTGGTGCTAGGGTTCAAATACGAGAAAAGCAGCAACTTCCAGAAATGTTAAAGAAAGCAATTCTTGATGCTACGAAATCTAAAACATTAATTGCTCCCGCATCTTCTATTGTTTTGGATATTGAATAAATTATTATACAAATAAATATTTAAAAACCAAGTAATAATGAAGACTTTTGCTAAATTTTTTAACGAGGCAGTAGAGACCTTAGCATCTACTGAGGCAAAGAACCGTGGACTTGTAGGTAATGGTCATGGAGATTGGTATGACAATCAAGGAAATTTTGTTGCAAAAACTGTTAATGGTAAACTAAAGTTTTATGGGCAAGGTGATTCGAAATCTGTAGATGGTATTCCTGGTGAAGAAGAAAAAGTTAGTGCCAACTACCAGAATCAAACACAGCAACAAACACAGGAACAAGAACCAAAAGGAGTTGTTGTTGTTCTTGGAAGATTTAATCCCCCATCAAAAAATCATGAGCAATTGCTAAAAGCAGGATTTTCTCAGGCAAAACGAAAAGGATTTGAATATAGAATATACCCAAGTAGAATACAAGATTCTTCTTCAAATCCACTAAACCCCACTTTAAAGATTGCTTATATGAAATCAATGTTTCCTGATTACGAGGAATACATTGTTGATAGTGAAGATGCTAGAACAATATTTGATATTCTTGAATCTGTATATTCTGATGGGTATACTGATGTTACTTTAGTTGTTGGGCAAGAAAGACTTGGAGAATTTCAAAGTTTGGCTCATAAAGCAGAAGGACAGGGATATGAATTTTCTAATTTGGAAGTAATCACTGCAGGAGTAAAGGACCCAGATAGCGAGGTAGAATCCCCTGGTTCTTCTGCTCTTATGAAAGCTGCAGTTGCTATGGGAGATTTTTACAAATTTGAGGCAGGTCTCCCAATTAATATGGATCAGAGAGAAAAAGAAGAGATGTTTAATACTCTTAGAAAATCCATGAAAGTTAATGAGTCAACTGAGGCTTGGAGAATAGAACCAGAGTTTGACTATGATGGGTTGAGATGGAATTATAAAAACAATAATCTTTTTGAAGTTGGTACTTTTGTTGAAAATGTAAATAGTGGATTGATTGGTAAAATTATTAGAAGAGGTGCAAATTATTTGATTTGTGTAACAGAAGACAATCTCATGTTTAAGAGTTGGTTAAGAGATGTTAGAGAAGTTCATGAGATAGGTACTCTTGAGTATTTAAATTATGTTCAGGGGATTACCCCAGGAGAAAAGGTTCGAGATTTCTCTGCAAGTAAAAAAAAGAAATCTCATATTTCCCGCAAAAACTATAAATAAAGATATAAAGGGAACTTCTTAACTTAAAATGACCTACTGGGAAAAGTATATCTTTGAAGATAAAAAATATGAAAGAACATCCAAAAAGGATGGAAAAAAGTTAACTTCTTCCGAAATAAACAAAAAAGGAAGAGAAGCCTTGGAGTCTGAGCAAAAGAAAAATAAGAAAGCAAAGGGTAAGGGCAAGGAGGAGTCATCTAATTATACCAAGTATCTTCAACAACAACTTGAATTTAAAAAACAAAAATACGAAGATCAAAAAAAGAGGCAGTTAGAAAAAGGGAAAGAAGCAGCAGAAACTGAAGGTGCTAAGGCAAAAAAGGCTTTAGCAAGTGTAAAGGTGCAAAAAATTGGATATAAAGACCCAGAACTTACCGCACATTCCAAGGCAATTGAAAATCTAGGATCTCTTGCTGCTGGATTGGCAAAGGGTGCTTACCATGGGGCAAAGGCACTCCAAAAGAAAAAAGAAGCAAAAGACTCCCTGAAAAAACAAAATGAGAAAAAAGATTTAGGAAAACCAGGAAGACCAAAAAGAGAAGAGTCTAGAGAAACTGGTCCAAAAAATGTTGATTCTTCGGAAAGAAAGGCTCTTCCCCCAGGAAAACTAATAAGTAAAAGAAGGAGACTTCCTGCTTCTTCTGAAGGTGGATTTAGAGTTGGTCAACCAGCAAAGAGAATTGGACAACCATCTCCAGATAGACCACAACTTCCTTATGGGGTGGATAAGAGGAAAATGCTGAAACCTTCATCTGAGGGAGAAAGAAGAACTGCTGGTCCTGCAGAAGGTTCGAGAACAGAACCAACTCTCGGTCAAAAAGCAAGGCAAAATAAAAAGTTGAAAACTAATTTAATTCAAGCAAGAATGGAAGAGTATTCAAATTGGAAAGAAGAGTTTTTATTTGAAATTGAGGAAAAAGGTGGAAATAAAGAAAAGATTTCCAAGAAAAAAATTATCGATGTGATGAAAGGAAAAAATAAAATTGAGATGAATCCACGAATTATGGAAGACCATAATGAAATTGCTAGTGGTAAAAAGAAAGATGATGAAGGTTATATGGCAAATGTTGAATTGGATCAAATGGAGAGAGCAATTAAGGCACTTCGTAAAAAAATAAAGAAGGCAGATACACAAATGCCTGCCTGGGTTCAATCGAAAATTACCAGAGCTGCAGATTATATTGATACTGCCTCTGAGTATATGCAGAGTGATGAAAAACTTTCTGAAGAATTAGATAAAAAAAAAATTTTAATGCTAATGGTATTAAAGGCACTTGAAAATGCAAAAAGAAGAAAAAATTCACAACTAATCAATGGTATAATTGGAGAGGGGGTTGAAATAGAGGAGTCAAAAAAGTCTGAAATGAAGTGCAATAAGCCTAGAGCTGAGGCACATGGTTCTGGTGAAACTGGAAAATCCCATGTCGTAAAGGCATGTGAAGGTGGTAAAGAAAGATTAATTCGTTTTGGTCAACTTGGTGTAAAGGGTTCTCCCAAGAAAAAGGGAGAATCTAAGAAATATGCAAGTCGTCGTCATAGATTTCAAACAAGACATGCAAAAAATATTAAAAAGGGAAAAATGTCTGCTGCTTATTGGGCAAACAAAGTTAAATGGTAAATCATTAAAAAATAATTTTTTATAATAAATATTATTTGAATTACCTCATGGAGGGCATCATGGGTGCAGTAGTTGCGGTCTTAAAACCACTTCTTCTTCAAATTGCTACAAGTCCAGCAGTTAAGCAACTTGTTCTTGACCTGCTCAAGAAGTATGTTGATAGCACAGATAACAGCATTGATAATGTAGTTTATGAAATGGTAAAGGATAAACTCTTTACACCACAAGCATGATTACCTGCTTTGTAACTAACTGGGGAGTAACAATTGTTCTTGGTCTATTGTTAACTGCTTCCGAATGGTTAGCAAAAACAAAAAGATTTGAGGAGAATGGATTACTTGATTTAACTAAAAACTTTTTAAGATTTGTTTTAATGCGGGGCAAAAAATAATATTTGCCCTTTTTATAAATACCTTTAGGAAAAAATTTTTTACGGAAAAGAACAAGATGGCACTCTGGGGTAAAAAAGACGACATTTATTCTGCTGGAACCATTGCAGTAAATTATACAAATAAAACTGTAACTGGAACTGGTACTACTTTCACAGCATTGAGTGTTGGTGATATTATTTCAATTGGAACAGGTAATACTTTTGGGCAAGCAGTTGTATCTGGAATTACCTCAAATACTGTTATTTCGATTGCATCAACTCAATATTTGAGTGGTGCAGCAATTTCTGGACAGCAGTGGACTGCATCCCAGAGACCAAAGTATACTCTTTGGGACCCAAATTATTCTTCAACAGAGATTTTTGGTGTTTCTGAAGATGAAGTTGGTGTAGCAAGAACAACTGCTTATTCTGTAACTCATGGTGGATGGGTTGGAGTTACTACATACATAGACACTCACGGCAACCTTAGAGTCAAGCATGAAGTTCTTGTTGCTATGTCTGGTATTACAACTGGTGTAGCAAGCACTACTGGTACTGGTGGTGATGCAGCAGACGATAGCAAGTTCCTTCCATAATTTATGAAGTATGAGATTTGATGAATTGAATGAAGATAATTATATTCTTTTTGCAATTAAACATTACGAAAATCCTCAGGCAGTAACCAAGGAAGATTTTTATGATGATTTGAAGAGATTTAAGTGGATAAAAAAATTACTTAGAAGATATAAAAAAGATGGAGAATTAAAAATTCATCTTTTAATTAATCATTTCATTATACTTTATAATGTTTTTGGTGATGCAGCAACTCCACTTTTATTTTATAAAATTGATGAAGAATTTTGGACTGTTCTGAAAACTTTTATTGTTTATTTGGATAGACTTCCTGAATATCCACACACAGTTATTCATGATATTAAAATTGATGATAATTGTATGCAACAATTAGATTGTATTTAAATGAAAAGAGAACTCCTGGATAAAATCATTTTTTATATAAGAGAAGAACTTGGGGCACTTCCAACTAATAATGTTGGAAGTGGAAATATTGCGGGAACTCCAGAGGCAGACCCAGGAAATCCTCCAGTTAGATTGACTGGAAGAAAGAAGAAGTATATCTATCAAAAAAACTCTAGAAAACTTTGGAGACAAGGATAGTGGCAGTATTTTCTCAGGATTCAAAATTAGCAGTTCTTGAATCGAAACTTGGCATTTATGAGGATTTATCTCGTGAGATGCTGAGCAAACTGGAAGCAGCAGTAGAAAAGATATCGGAAGGGAACAATAGAATTGCTACTATTCTTGCTAAGCACGATGAAAGAATTGAACAAAGTATGAAAACCGACGAACTTCTTGTCAGGATGATTGATGAGATTAAAGACGAGAATGAAAAGGACCAGCAAGAAATTGCAAGAAAGATTGAAAAGATAGAACAGAAAATAGAAGATTTAGTTAAGTTTAGATGGCAAGTTGGTGGTGTTGCTGCTGTTGCAGTTATCGCAGTCACCGTCTTCAATGCCTTTGTTCCCAAGTTCATAGGGAATTCGCAATTGACACCCTCTCCATATTCGAGTAGCATAGAGAGAGCAAAGTGAACCCCCTTTGAAATGAGTTTTATTGATTCCAAATATATCGGGTTGGTTTCTTCCCGACTGCATAAGTTCGCTAGAAAAAAAGAAGGTTTGTATAATTTTCGTTGTCCTTATTGTGGAGATAGTCAGAGGACTAAGAATAAGGCACGGGGATACTTGTATAAACTGAAGAATGACCACAACTTCAAATGCCATAATTGTGGGGTTTCTAGGACGTTTACAAACTTCCTGAAGGATATTGATACTGTTCTGTATGACCAGTATGTGATGGAGAGATATAAGAATGGTCTAACAGGAAAGGGAAGTCAAACAAAGACTCCAGAATTTAAGTTTGAAAAACCTAACTTTTCAAAAAAGTCTTTTGACCTACCTACTATAGCAGAACTAAATAAAGAACACTTGGCAAGACAATATCTAGAGAACAGAAAAATTCCAAAAGAATATTTTCGTGAATTGTATTTTTGTCAAAACTTCAAAGAGTGGACAAACACTCAGAAGCACACATTCGATAATTTGGACAACGACGAACCAAGAATCATCATTCCTCTTATCAATCACGGAAAAATCTTCGGGTTTCAAGGTCGCAGTCTGAATAAGAATTCAAAAGTCAAATACATTACAATTATCCTAGACGACAGCCATCCAAAAATATATGGTTTAGATAAAGCAGATTTTAACAAGACTGTATATGTCGTTGAAGGACCAATCGATAGTATGTTTTTAGATAATACAATTGCTATGGTTGGAGCAGATTTAGACTATATGTTTTTTATTACTAATTTCGAATCAGACTTTGTGATGGTTTATGATAATGAAAAACGAAATAAGCAAATCATTCAGAGAATGGAAAAGGCAATTGATTCCAAATTTCCTATTGTAATTTGGCCAAATGACTTGAAAGAAAAGGATATCAATGATATGATACTTGAAGGCATTGATGTCAACAAAATCGTAAAAGAAAATACCTTTATGGGGTTAGAAGCAAAAACAAAACTTATTGGTTGGAAACGAGTATGAGCAACGGGACAAAAGTTATTAAAAGAAACGGTCGAGTGGAATCTTTGGATTTGAATAAAATTCACTTGATGGTTGATGAAGCTTGTAAAGATTTGGCAGGAGTATCTGCTTCTCAAGTTGAGATGCAATCTGGCATTCAATTTTATGATGGAATTACAACTGCAGAAATTCAAGAGATTCTAATTCGTTCTGCTTCTGACTTGATTGATTTGGAAAATCCAAATTATCAATTTGTTGCAGCAAGACTTCTCCTTTTTTCTGTTAGAAAGTCCCTGTACGGTAGAGTTCAGGAGCATCCTACATTTTTGGAGCATATTAAAAAATGCGTAAGCATTGGTGTTTATGATGCAGAAATTCTCAACAACTACACTGAGGAAGAACTTAATAGACTTGGTTCGTATATCCATCATAATCGTGACTACTTGTTCACTTATGCAGGTCTACGTCAAGTCGTTGATAAGTACCTCGTGCAAGATAGAAGTAGTGGAAAGGTCTATGAGACCCCACAATTTATGTACATGATGATTGCTGCGACTATTTTCTCGCAATATCCAAAAGAAACCAGAATGTCATATGTCAGGAGGTACTATGACGCAATCTCAAAGCACAAAATCAACATTCCCACACCTATCATGGCAGGAGTGCGAACTCCACTTCGACAATTTGCTAGCTGTGTTCTTGTTGATTCTGATGACACCCTCGATAGCATCTTTAGTTCTGATATGGCTATCGGCAGATATGTTGCACAAAGGGCGGGTATCGGCATCAACGCAGGTCGCATCAGGGGCATCAACGCTAAAATCAGAGGTGGAGAAGTTCAGCACACAGGTGTTGTCCCATTCCTCAAAAAATTTGAAAGCACTGTCAGATGCTGCACTCAAAATGGCATCCGTGGTGGATCAGCAACTGTCCACTTCCCAATCTGGCACCAAGAAATCGAAGACATTTTAGTTCTTAAGAATAACAAGGGAACGGAAGATAATCGTGTTCGTAAACTAGATTATTCAATTCAAATTAGTAAATTGTTCTATGAAAGGTTCATCAAAGATGAAGAGATTACTCTCTTCAGTCCCCACGACGTACCTGGACTTTATGATTCTTTCGGACTCCCTGAGTTTGACGATCTCTATGTTTCGTATGAAAAGAATCCGTCCATTAAGAAAAAAACTATTAAAGCACAGGAACTTATTCTTGACCTCCTTAAGGAACGTGCGGAAACGGGTCGTATCTACATTATGAATATTGACCATTGCAATTCACACTCTTCTTTTAAAGATAAAGTATGGATGAGTAACCTTTGTCAAGAGATTACACTTCCAACTCAACCACTACAACACATTGATGACCCTGATGGTGAGATTGCTTTGTGTATTCTTTCTGCTGTAAATGTGGGAAAAGTTAAATCTGATGATGAGTTTGAAGAACTTTGCGATCTTTCTGTTCGTGGTCTGGAAGAGTTGATTGACTATCAAGAATATCCAGTAGTTGCTGCAGAAAAATCAACTAAAGCACGTAGGTCTCTTGGTATTGGTTACATCGGACTTGCACACTACCTTGCTAAACTTGGATTTAATTATGATTCTCAAGAGGCATGGGATGCAATCCATGGACTTTCTGAGAGTTTCCAATACTATCTACTGAAATCTTCCAACCAAATTGCAAAAGAGAAGGGAGCATGTGGGTACTTTAATCGCACTAAGTATGCCGATGGAATTCTTCCCATTGATACTTACAAAAAAGATGTAGACGAAATTTCATCCATTAATTATCAGCATGATTGGGAAACTCTTAGAGCATCTATCCTGGAACACGGTCTCAGGCACTCAACACTGTCCGCACAGATGCCATCGGAGAGCAGTTCCGTTGTGTCAAACGCAACTAATGGAATTGAACCTCCTCGTGGATTCTTGTCCATTAAGAAATCCAAGAAAGGACCTCTTAAGCAAATTGTTCCCCAATATCACACACTGAAGAATAATTATACTCTTTTGTGGGAAATGAAAGACAATACTGGTTATATCAATATTGTTTCGGTAATGCAAAAGTTTTTTGACCAAGCAATCTCTGGAAACTGGAGTTATAATCCAGAAAACTATCCAGATAATGAAGTTCCAGTGACTGTAATGGCAAATGACTTCCTCAAAACATACAAGTATGGTTGGAAGACCTCTTACTATCAGAATACATATGATATTAAGACAGATGAGGTAAAGGAGGAAAAGCAAACTGTTGATGATTTAATTGCAGAAATTTTAAGTTCAGAAGGAGAAGAAGACTGTGAATCCTGTAAAATTTAGACTTAATTCCGAAGAAACTACTGAAATAAATGGTATGACTGTTTTTAATACCAAAGAGGTAGAGACCAAAAAGCAACCTATGTTTTTTGGTCAACCTTTAGGGGTTCAGAGATATGATTCCTATAAGTATCCAATTTTTGAAAAATTAACCACTCAACAACTTGGATACTTTTGGAGACCTGAAGAGGTCTCCCTCCAAAAAGACCGTGCTGATTACCAAACCCTTCGTCCTGAACAGAAGCATATCTTTACTTCCAATTTGAAGTATCAGATTCTTCTAGACTCTGTTCAAGGTCGTGGACCTGGAATGGCATTTGTCCCATACTGCTCTCTTCCTGAATTGGAAGCATGTATGACTGTGTGGGAATTTATGGAAATGATTCATAGTCGTTCTTACACATACATTATTAAAAATGTATATTCTGACCCATCAGAAGTTTTTGATTCTATTCTATCAAATCAACATATTATAGAAAGGGCATCTTCTGTGACTGGTGCTTATGATGATTTTATTAATTCTGCCCAACAATATGGAACTTCTAATGATTGGTTGTTTGCACAAGAGGGTGCAGGTTATGCAAGAGAAGGAAGAATTGAATTAAAGAGGAAACTTTATAGAGCAATTGCCAATGTCAACATTCTCGAAGGTATCAGGTTTTATGTCTCGTTCGCTTGCTCATTTGCGTTTGGTGAACTCAAACTTATGGAAGGATCCGCTAAAATTATCTCTCTCATCGCAAGAGACGAAAATCAGCACCTTGTCATTACTCAAAACATCCTCAATAAGTGGCGTGAAGGGGATGATCCAGAAATGCAGCAAATTGCTAAGGAAGAAGAGGAATGGGTGAGATCTGCTTTTGAAAATTGTGTAAATGAAGAAAAGAGATGGGCACAATACCTATTCAAGGATGGTTCTATGATTGGTCTTAATGATAAACTTCTTCATCAGTATGTAGAGTGGATTGCAAATCGTAGAATGAAAGCAGTTGGACTTAAACCACTTTATGATATTTCTGCGAAGAATAATCCCCTTCCTTGGACAGAGCATTGGATTTCTTCTAAAGGTCTTCAAGTTGCTCCACAAGAAACAGAAGTTGAAAGTTATGTTGTTGGTGGTATTAAGCAAGACTTGAAAAAGGATACATTTGCTGGATTCCAACTTTGATTTATTGGGGGGCAGTTGCTCCCCTTTTTTTATAAATAACTAAAAAACTAGAGTATAAAAATGTCCAGTATTAACGATATTAAAAACTTGTACACTCAAATTAAAACCTCTGAAACTGCAGGGACTTTACTTTCTGAGCAAAGTTTTGAGATTGGTCCTGGACATAAAGGTGCCCAGAAGACACAAAAACTATACAATAAAGGAACTGGAACTGATAATCCTTACGAAAAGAAAGAATTTTTGAAGAGAACTGGACCTCAACTTCCTCTCGCAAAAGCAAAACCAGGAATGCAAGTTGCTGGATATGAACTAGATGGAGATATGGTAGATGAAGCACACTGGAATCCAGTGACAAAAAAAGTCCAAGATAAACCAGCATCAAAAGAAGAAATTGAATCCTTGGCAGCAAAGGCAAGAACTAAAAAGAAAACAAGAAAACCTCAAGGTTCTATTCGTAAAACAAGTGGAACTTTCAAACCATCTTCTAGAGAAGATGCTGAAGCAAATCAAAAGTCTTGGGATGATTATTGGAGTTCTGCAGCAAAAGGTTATAAGGAAGAGTATATCTTGGAAAGAGAAATGACTTCTGGAGAGATGAAGAAAGAGAAAAAACTTAAAAAGAAGTATGACACTTCATCAATGAAGAAGAGTATGATTGACCAATACGGTAAAGAGAAAGGAACTCAGATTTATTTTGCCACTATCCGTAAGCAAGCAATGGCAAATTCATTTGAACCAGAAGGTGAGCAAATTGATGAGGTTGCTGGACTTCTAGTTAAAGGTGCTTTAGCTGCTGGTGGCATTATGGCTGCAAGTAAAGGTATGGAAGCACTTAAGAAAAAAGCAGATTCTGCAATTGATAAAGCAAGAAATACTTCTCCTATTGGTGGAAATAGATATGCTAATCAAATGAAGCAATTGAATCAGTCTTTTGACTATGATGATGCATATGATTATGTTATTGAAATGCTAGTTGCTGCAGATTACGCAGAGAGTTATGAAGCAGCAGAAGTAATGTTTGAGCACATTAGTGATGAGTTTACCTCAGTTATTCTTGAGGAGTATATTGAAGAGAAGGCAAGAGGAACTAGAAAAAAGACAACAGTTCATGCATATGATGTTGACGAAACTCTCTTCGGACACGGTAAGAAAGGTAAACCAAACGTTCAGGTTCACGTTAAGGATGCATCTGGCAAGAGAGTCAAGAGTTTAAGCAACCAGGAGTTCAATACTCATAAGTTAGATAAGGGACATTCTTATGACTTTAGTGAGTTCCAAAGTGCTAAAAAGTTCTCCCAAACTGCTAGTCCAAACAAAAAAGTAATTAAGGATATCAAGAGAAAGCAAGCAAGAGGACAAAACGTTCATCTCATTACTGCTCGTTCTAAGTTTGATAAACCAAGTGAATTCCAAGGACACCTCAAGAAGCATGGTGTTGACGTAGATAAGAAGAACATTCACTACACTGGTGGAATGAAAGGTGGTGATATTGGTAAGAAGAAAGTTGATGTTGCAAATGCAGTAGCAAAGCAAAGTGGTGCTAAGAAAATCCATATGTATGATGATGCTGCCAAAGTTCATAAGGCATTTGAGAAAGAAAAGAAGGAAGCACCAACATCAAAGAAAATCAAAACCCATATGGTAGCACCCGACAAAAAAGGTGAATCTAGAGTTCGTTCTTATCAAGCAACCAAGACCGAAGAGATGACTGCTTATGAATACTGGAAACAATTTATTGTGGAAAATGACGATTTACAAATTGATGAAAATATTAAGTCCTTTTCTGATGGTGGTGGAGTATTAGGTTCTTTTAATAGAGCAGTTTCTAGGAGTTCTACTGATGCTGGAAAAGCACAAAATAGAGCAGCAGTAGGAAAAGCAGCTGGAGCAGTTGGAAGTGCAATTAGTAATATCAATAAATCAGCAATCAATACTATGAAAACTGGTGGACTTACTGGAAAATTTAGTAGGGCAGTTCAAAGAGGGAAAACCGATGCTGGAAAGGCACAAAATAGAGCAGCATTACTAGGGAAGCAAAATAAACCAAAACCTACAGGAATGTCATCTGACTCGGCAAGAGGTGGTGATGCTGCTTTCCGTGCTGGAGGTGGTGATGCCGCTGCAAAATCTGGAAAGACCAGACAACAGATTCAAGCAGCAGGAATGGCAGCAACAAGAGCAAAACCAAAAGTAGGAAACATTCCATCACAAGAAGGAACAGGAAAGTCAGGTCCTTCTGACGTAAAACCAAGTAAAGTAATTTCTGCAACAAATATCGCAGGAAAGCAGCAAAAAGTTGCTACTAATAAAGCATATGATGTAAAGGTTGGTGGAGTTAAGGGAACTGCTACTTATGGGGATAAAGGACAAAGAATGGTTCGTGCAAATCTTGGAAATTCTGGAGTAAACCAAGTAGCAAAAGGAAAGGCAAAAGTTGGACAGTCTTATGGTGCAACTCTGGGTGGTGTCAAAGGCACAGTTAAATATGATGCAAAAGGAAATAGAAGTTTCCAATCACTTCAAAAACCAGCAAAATAAATTATGAAAACTTATAAAGAATTTTGTGCGGAAGCATATTCATTGAGTGAGTTCTTTGGTCCTTTTGCATCTAAACCAACAGCAAAACCAAAACCAAATACAAAGGTTTTGGCATATAAAAATTATAAGTCTGGTGAACTTGATAAATCTACTGGTAAATTCACTCAAAGAGCACATACTGGTGCAGAACAACAAAGATATGGTTGGAAACCAGTAAAGGCATCAGTGTATGCTCCTGGAGATAAATTCACTCCAAACAAGACTACAGCAACTGGTGACCCCCATAACTGGACAACTAGAAATGCTGCAGTTCCTTTTAAGTATAAGGAAGGACAGGCACCAAAAGGACAAGAAGGAAAACCATCTATTTCTTATGGTTCCAAATTGCAGTTAACTGCAAATCCACAGGGAACAAAGACAAAATCTACAACAGCAAAAATTAATGATGTTGGTGATTTTGGAAGAACTGGAAATGTAAATAAAGATGTTTCTTTTGATGTGTCTCCCCAAATTACCAAAGACATTGCAGGAAAAGGAACTACTCCAGAAAAATGGGGTAAGAGAATGGTGTATGCAAAAGTTTCTGCACCCCCCAAAAAATGAACTTTAATTTCCAAGTTGGAAAAAAGAAAAAAGGAATTATAGAATGGGCAAAAATCTCGATAGTGCTAGAAGGCATTATCGAGATTTTGTCTTCTAAATTTAAAATAGACAAAAATAAATTATGGAAACTTGTTGATGAAATACAAAAAGAACTTTTGAAACGTGGTTTAATCGATGATACAATAAATGACTATGTAATTAATACACCAGAATTATTAAACCAAAGAGTTGAGAGTGAAGTTGATAAAGCAATAGAAGAATATAAAAAAATAGAACAACCAGAAGAAAAAACTTCTATCTACTATGAAGAGGAAAAAGATGGAAGTAAAGCACAAGACCTTTTAGGTGGCGCAATGGGTATAAAGGGGGATTGGGTTGATTCTGAGAATAAATAAAAGAATAAATAATATTAAGAAAAGTACTTTTTACTACTCTCAATAAGATGAATAAGGAAGATTTTGGTGCGGTTAAAAATTTATATGAAAGCATTATTACTGAAGCTCCTTTGAGAGATGAACCTCTTTGGGATGGTCCAAATGATAAACCTTCTGGTCCAATGAAACCAGCAAAATCAACTCCAGTTCGTGCTCGTGATAGATTCCCTGTAACTAATTCATTGGGTGGTGTAAATCCAGACGCAAAGGCAACATACACCAAACCAACTACTGGAACTCCAACTAAAGTGACTCCAGCAAAACCAGGAACTTCATCATCTGCTTCTGCATCAACTGCAGATAAAATTAAGGGTGGTATGCAAGTATATTCTGCACAGAAAAAAGCAGGTGATGTGAAAGGTGCTGCTGAAACTGGAATGTCAGTTAATAAACTTAAATATGGTGATAATTTTGCTAAACCAAAGACTCCAAATCCTTTAATGAAGGATATGCCAGGTCAAAATAAAGCAGAATTGGATCAACTTAGAGGAAATGCGGCAGTTAATAGTATTTCTCAATCTTCAAGTGCCAAAAATATTCTAAGTGGGACCGCAAAATCAGCAACTGCAAATCAGATTGGAAAGGCAAGTTTGAATAGATCTGCTGCTGCAGTTGAAGCACCTGCCCCAAAACCAGCAGCACCTGTTGTTGCAGCACCAAAACCTACACCTTCAACCTCACCTATTAAAAAACCAGGAGCAGTTATGTCATCATTTGAATGGGGAACAAAAGCAACTCTTAAAGATGTTGCAAATGCGTATTCTTCAATTTATGAAGCAAAGAAAAAAGACCAAGACCAAGATGGTGATAATGACTTCGCAGATGTAAGAATTGCAAGAATGATGGCTTCTGGAATGTCAAAAGCAGAAGCAATTGCAGCGGTCAGAAATAAAGAATATAATGAAGAGTTTGGACTTGATGAAGCAACCAGAATGCGTAAGGAACTCGGCAAGGAAGGTGAAACTTCAGTCCGTAAAGAACTTGCAGCACGTTCCAAGGCATACCAACGTTCTGGTAGTGTAGACAAGACCATTGCAGCAGCAGAAAGAGGTGCCGACCGTCCTTATATCAAGCACAAGCGTGATGAGTCTGACGCAGACAGAAAGAAGAGAGAAGAAAGACAAAGTAGAACTCTAAGAGGTCTAGCAGCATCTAGAAGGGGTTCTGTGAGAGATAAACCAAGAGTACAATTAAGAGGTTATGCTGCTAAGGTAGAAGGTGGTGATAAGGACTTGCAGAGTGCAAGAAGTTCTGCCATGTCTGCTGGAACATTAACCCCAAGAGAAAAGAAGGAGTTGGGAGAAGTTTATCAGATTGTAGCATCATACCTCCTTGAGAACAACTTTGCTGAAACTCTCAATGATGCAAATGTAATCATTGAAAATATGAGTGAAGTGTGGTTAAGTCAGATTCTAAAAAATGTAAACTGATACATTTCACACAATTTTACACCCTCTTGACGGGGGTGTTTTTTTATGTCTAAAATGACTCTGTGGAGTTTCAAGAAAATTCTAGGTTCTAAATAGCTCAAAGTACAATAATACAATATGAGTTATGAAAACCCTTGGAGATTCAATGGGGAAATTTTTGAGTCTGATAATATTCAAGATAATTTTGGTTTTGTATATCTTATACATTGTGATAAAACTGGTCGTAGTTACATTGGCAGAAAATATTTCTGGAGTTTCCGCACACCAAAGGGAAAATCTAGAAAAGTTAAATCAGAGTCAGATTGGAAAAATTATTATGGATCATGTCCCGAACTCAAAGCTGATGTTAAACTTTGGGGCAAAACATCCTGCAACAGAACAATACTTAGCCTCCACAAAACAAAAGGAAAATGCAATTACGAAGAAACTAGACAACTCTTTGTAAATAACGTTTTAATTGAGTCTCTTGACGACGGGACTCCTGCGTATTATAATTCTAATGTCCTAGGAAGATATTATCGGAAGGATTATTTTAATGATTGACCTAAAAGTTAAAAAAGTCTGCAATACTCTTATTGAAGACCATATTAATCGTATGCACGAATTGTGTGATGAGGGTCGAATTAAAGATGCTGAAAGTGTCTATAGTGAGATTCGAGATTGGGTAATTCAGAAAGAGAATCTGGAAGTATTATCTTTGGAATATATCAGCGGTTATTTCTTGGACCTTTAGGGTCTTCTAAATAATCTGATATTATGAAAAAATCCAATTTTGGATTCCTATTATGAGTAGGTTTTTATATTATGAGACTTTGAGTGTGAAAATTAGAGCCGTGGAAGATGCCCTTCGAGAGTTGGGTATACCCCTCTTCTATACGGATGTAGAGTTCAATTAATTTTAATGCAAAACATCTTTACTGTAGCCCTGCCCCTTCTGGCATCGGTTACAACCAGTACGGCATCACTGCCATTCGTCAACTACAAGATGCAGGGACCTCCACCTCCAGTGGAACAAAAAGTCTCTATTATCGAGATTAAAGATTTGAAACTTGTGGATGAAAAGAAGACAGCAATCCGAGAGGTTGCTCCCGAAAAACCAAAAGAGAAAAGGCTAATTTGTAAAGGGTGTTCAGAACATGAACAACTTGCTGTGGATTATTTCCAAGAGCAAGGAATTAAAGACAGAAACGCCCTTGCTACTATCCTGGGCAATATTAAGCAAGAATCTATGTTCGTGCCTAATATTTGTGAAGGTGGTAGTAGGACTCAGTACCATCACTGCGGTCGTGGTTATGGTCTGATCCAATGGACATCTGCCGATCGTTATTATGGATTGGGTGATTTTGCTAAGAGGTATGGTGGTTCTCCATCAGCACTTCCAACGCAACTTCGTTATCTTACGAATGAAGTTCAATGGAAACGAATTGAAGACAGGATGAAAACTCCTGGCAAATCTATAAATCGTTACATGGACTATGCGTATAGTTGGATTGGTTGGGGCATTCATGGTGCCCGCACTTCATATGCTCATGAATATGCTTCCAAACTGATCACGGTAGAAGTTTGACAAACTGAATAATAGGGGAGAAGCAAAGGTCTCTCCCCTTGACAGATAATTTTTATGTAAGATATAATGCAAATAATGCGGACATGGTGTAGCGGTAACACGTCATCCTTCCAAGTTGAAATCACGAGTTCGATCCTCGTTGTCCGCTTGTTATAACTCAGTAGAAATCATTAGAAAAATGTTAAAAGTAAGATGCAAAAATTGTAATACAGAATTAGAATCAAATTCTACGCAAACTAAATGCTGCGGTTGTGATAATTTGACTTCTATTACTGGAGATAAGATAAGTGCAGTCGATCTTTCTTTGGTTGAGTTGATTAATTTAAATAAATTAGATGATACAAAATCTGTGTTGAGCAGGGAAGATTTGCAGTACCAAGAAGCAAGAAGGACAAGAAAGGTTAAAAAATTAAATTTTGAAATTAGGTAAAGAATTTAATAATCTCTTAATCAGTGTGTCGTATTGAACACATTAGGTAGGCGTTTTATTGGTCTGAATTATAATATATTAGTATACGTATTTTAATCCTTATGGATCAACACACCTACGATAACTGGGTGAAGATCAAGGCAACTTTTGAAGAGTCTGGAAATACAGACAACATGTTTTACAAAAGAGCTGTCGAAATTGTAAAGACCAGAAGAGACCCTCTTGCAAAGTTTCTTGGAGACGAGAAATGATGAATGAACAAGAAGAGTTTATTACACGTTCTGAAGTTCAGGAGATGATTGATGATGCAATACGAAAACACAATCGCAATGCTTCGATTATTTCAATGTGCGTTGGTTGGGTTGTTCTTGCACTTTTTGCTGAGGGTCTTCTTCGACTCATTGGAGTAATTCCGCCAGTATTTCCATGGCTCAACATCACTCTGAACTAATCTTTTTAGTTCCTTGGTTTGTTCTAATGGGAATATCCTTAACGATGATTGCACAGGGATGGATGATTATGAATGCCTATCATGGGTATTCAAAAAGTCCAAAAGTAAAGCATCCAGAACTTAACGACGTTAAAGCAGGAGATCCATTACTAGTGGTTAAATTTACGGAAGAAGATATTGAAAAATTACAAAAAAGAGTTCTACAGCAAAAAATGGACGAACTCTTTGAGGAACCTTCAACCTATGAGGATGATGATGACGAATAGTGAATGGTTGGAGGTTATTCAATTTACTTCTCATATGTTATACATGTTTGTGGCATTTATGTGCGGAATTATCATTGGATATATTGTAGGAATTAGAAACGGAGGAATGTAATGAATAATTTAATACTGTCTTCAATTTTAATTTTTGGTACAATAATAGTATTTGTAAATTGGGGACTTAATAACGCATATCCACAATGAAACATACATTAATCTTAACTTTATGTTTTCTGCCATTGGCAATTATCTACATAATAATGAAAATATCATTGTGGTTGTCCACAAGTGTTTCTGAGGTCAATTATGTCAGAGAAGATACCAAACGACCACACGGACCCTATGTGGATAATGCATATGGAGATGTTGATGAAAAGGAAGAAAATTATTGAAACTAAGGAAATTATAGAAAAAGCAATCTTTGATTGGTATTTTGAACGTGGGTTGGATGTTCCGAAATGGAGGATTCAAAAAGACCCACAATGGTGGATTGATTATTTAAAGGAACTTGACGGGGATAACGAAGACAACGACGATTGGTAACTATGAAAACAATAGTAATTTTTGGAGCAACAGGAGATCTTTGTAGAAAAAAGTTGATACCAGCACTTTATGAACTCTATAAAAGAAAACTTCTACCAGAAGATTTTAAAATAATTGGTGCATCACGGACTAAGCACAGCAAACAGAGTTGGTTGCATACTTTGGGATCCTATTCTGAGGATTTTGTAAGAATTTTAGATTATGTTTCTTGTGATTTAAGTGATTTAGAATCACTTAAACTTTTGCCCTTAGGTGATGAGAATACTTATTTTCTTTCTGTTCCACCAGAAAGATATTCTGATGCTATTCTTAATCTTAAAATGTCTGGTCTTGTAGATGACCAGGATAATACTAAGGTTGTTATTGAAAAGCCCTTTGGGTATAACCTTAACTCTGCAGAAGAACTTCAAGAAATTGTTTCGTCAAATCTTCGAGAAAAACAGGTCTATCGTATAGACCACTATCTTGGAAAAGATACTGTTAATAATATTCTGGCAACTAGATTCAGTAACATTCTTCTAGAACCTTTGTGGAATCGTGATTATGTGGAGGAGGTCCAAATTTTTGCAACTGAAATTATCGGTTGTGAGGGTAGGGCACAATACTATGAGACTGCTGGTGCGGTCAGGGATATGTTGCAGAATCATATGTTGCAATTACTTGCTCTAATTGCAATGGAAGCACCTTGCAAAAATGATGCAAAAGAAATTCGTAGAGAGAAGGTCAAAGTTCTTTCTGCTGCAAGATTGGGAACAAAATTGGTTTGTGGTCAATATGCAGGATATCGCAATGAGTCTGGAGTTAACGGTGATTCGCAAACACCAACTTTTGTTGCTGGAGACATGTATATAGACAATTGGAGATGGAAAGGTGTTCCTTTTTATTTTATGACTGGCAAGAAACTTCCTGTTTCTTGTGTGGAAGTTGTAATTAAATTAAAATCACCACCACTTAATTTGTTTGGTGAGCATGAACCAAAAGATAGAATCGTAATGAGATTCCAACCAGACCCACATTTTGATATTCAGATTGATATTAAATCCCCTGGATTGGATGATAAAATTGAAACTGCAATTTTGACTCATAGCTACCCAGAGGGTGCAATTGATGGGTATGTGAAACTTTTATATGATGCAATAATGGGAGATCAATCACACTTTGTTCATTCGGAAGAAGTGTTGGAATCTTGGAGAATTGTTGATGATCTTCTTTGTGTTGGGGAGCAGTGTCCAGTAAATACAAGACCTTATAATTATAATTTTGGTACTTGGGGTCCACAAGAAGAAATAGAAAAGATTACTAAGTGGGATTATCCACTCAAACTTGTTTAGGAGGGAATTATGAAAGTAGGATTAATTGGATTAGGTAGAATGGGTGAAGGAATGTCTCGTCGTATGATGAAGGCAGGAATAGAAGTTTGGGGTTATCGTAGAAATTATGAAAAAGCACAAGAAGCTTATGAAAAGGGATTTGTGGATGGAGTTACAACTACTATTGAAAATCTTGTTAAAGTAGTTAAGCAAAATAAAAATGGTGCAACTCAACCAGGAATTTTCCAAATGGTTGTGCCCGCAGAAACTGTAGAGGAGACGATTAATGAGTTACTACGATATTGTGGTGAAGGAGATATTATTATTGATCATGGCAATAGCAATTTTAAGGACAGTCGGAAGAGAGCAGAACGCTTGGCAAAACTTGGTATCCAATATATTGATTGTGGCACTAGCGGTGGTGTTTATGGTCTGGATCGTGGATACTGTCTTATGGTTGGTGGCGGAGATACTGCGGTCTCCACTTGTTCAAGCATTTTTAATGCCCTCTCCCCAGGAATTGACGCTGCCCCCAGGACTCAATTTGACTCAGACATAACTTCTGC